ATAGCCTGTATTACCGCGCGAACCGTCATAACCGGCGCTACCTGTATAGCCGATAGAGCCTGTATAACCGAGACCGCCTGCAGATCCTGTGTAACCAGCCGAGCCTGTATAGCCAATCGAGCCGGTATAGCCCAGAGAACCTTCATAGCCTACAGCACCGCGTGAACCGGTATAACCACGCGATCCATCATATCCGCGTGAGCCAGTATACCCTTGAGGACCCTGTGGTCCTTCTGGACCAACAGAACCTGTATATCCGATAGAGCCTGTATAACCTGTTGAACCATCATATCCAGCCTGGCCTTGCGAACCGGTGTAACCTAAAGCACCTTGCGGGCCTTGCGGACCGGCTGATCCATCATAGCCTCTTTCGCCACGTGAACCGTCATAACCCGTCTCACCGCGTGAGCCATCATAACCACGCGAACCATCATAGCCACGTGATCCCTGAATACCTTGTGCACCCTGAGGTCCTTGTACCCCAGGGGTACCCTGAGGACCTTGAGCCCCTTGAGAGCCGGTATAACCAACTATATCCGCCCAGTAGGCAATAGATCCATTTGAGACAAGTACTTGACCGTTAGCGCCGAGTGAACCATTTGCACTCAGGCCCTTAATATCAAGTACATAGGAAACGTTAGCCGATTGTACATTAAGACCTGTAACAGTAGCTACACCGTCTTTAGTTACCGATAGCCATGAATCAGAGAATGTAATATTGCTCTGAGGCGAAGTATTAGGTGTAGCGCCAAGAGTGAATACTTGGGATTGCTCATCCCATGCTAGACCAATATTATAGTTGATTGTATTAGGGGTGGCATAGCGCTGGAATACAAAGCCAATATCATTGATCGGTGTGGCTTGTCCAGTGTTAAGTACAATAAATGAATTACTTACATCAAGAATTGAGGTATTAACAAATGTACGCGTACCTAGAACAGTAAGGTTACCCTGTACTGTGACGTCAGTAAATACACCAGCATTAGCTGTTTCGTTACCAATAGAGCCTGGGTTAGCCCAGTTGCGCTGTTCAAGATAGTTTGAGTTATTTGCGAATGTAGCAGAGTTAACGTTGAGCTGATCTTCTGGTTTACCGTTAAGGTTCAGAGCATTGTTAGATGTAATAGCATTATTAGCGTTATTAGCAAAGCCTGCGTTATTAGCAAAGTTTGCAAAGTCAGCAACTGCAGCAGACTCAGATTGAATAGCATTGAATGCGAGTTCAGCTGTATTAGCGTTATTAGCGGCGAAAGCGAACTCAGCGTAAGTAGCTAGGTTAGCAAAGTTTGCAACGTTAGCTGTTTCACCGTAGATAGCAATATTAGCCAGGTTAGCGACAAACGCAAAATCAGCAAACAGAGCTAGGTTAGCGGTATTAGCTTCTTGGGCAAAATTAGCAAGATTAGAATAGAAAGAAACGTTTGAAACATTAGCAAAATCAGCTAAAGCTGATACGTTAGCAAAATTAGACGTATTAGCTGTATATGAGAAAAGAGCGGTAAATGCGGTGTTTGATACGAGCGCAAATTCAGCATTGGCCGCGTTTAGAGCGTTGTTAGCTGATAGCGCAAACGAAGCAACGTTAGCAAAATTAGAGTTGTTTGCAAACTCATTGAGCCAAACCCACGTTACACCGTCAGAATAATAAATTCGTCCATCATTAATATCATACAGCATCGCTGCCTTAAACAGGGTGGCATCAAAGTCGTTACGGTCGACCGGTACACCTTCTGCTAAGAGTAGTAATGAGTCGGAATTATACTTTAAGCTCATGGAGTCAGATCCTGAAACTCTTCTCTCTGATTAATAATATAGGAAAAATGTACATGGGCGTGATTAGCGCTGGTTGAGTTGCTTGGTATAGAAACTTCTAGCACTTCACCAGTCTTCATGACCTGACGTTCAAAGCTGATAGAAAGAAAATCGTTGGGTGGAATAGGAGCGGCGCTTACGACTAGGTAATTTATACCATCCCCACCTCTAATACGAGCTGAAGCACGGATAGTCTGGTTATGAATATTTGTAATTGTAAGCCCAGTCATAATAGCAGCTGTATTGACAGTCTTTGCTAAAATAGGTCCGTTCTTAGGTATATAATAACTAGGTACTTCAACTACCTGAAACCACGTATTACCCTGAAGTTGAAGACGTTCAACCTCGAATAGGTTTAGCGGTGGTCTCGGTGTTACTGTGTTTGCTGCTAGAGCCACTTTTAGCCTCCTACGCCAATAATTAATGGAAGGGTAATATTCTGAACACCTCTAGAGAATGCCTGCCCTTCAATTGTGCTTCGTTCGAAATCTACTCTTAGATCCTTACCTAGATATGTATCTCCCTGCTCAGTATTAAATGTAGCGTAGATGACACCACCGTTAGATGTATATAGGTTAGTTGTTGGATCGGTTGCAATACCGGTTGCTCTCTGACCGAATGGGAGAGCGTTATAGTTAACACCGGAACCAGCATATGAGAACTGATGCGATGCCGCTTCAATCTTAGACTGGAATACTTCTGTATAGTTGTCAGGGGTTGTAACAACATCAATAGCTAGGTTGAACATACCCTCGACCATAGCATTTGCATCAGGTTCAGCTCCTCCTACGTTGAGAGTTCTTCCCATGAGGTAATCTCTCATCTTACCATACGAGGCAGAGAAGAGCGTTGCATATGCTGGGTTAAATGCAAATACAGAGTTTGCAGAGAATGTGGAGACAGTATTTGCTGTAAATAAGCTCTGAATCCAGAATACAGTACCTCTATCCTGACCGGTGATAAGATCATCAGCAGTTTCAAGTAGGATTGTCTTTGTATCCCTGGATGTTAGATTTGCTAATACTGTGTTAGCTAAAATTGTAGTAGAGAATGATGGAATGGATGCGTAACCAGACGGGTTAGTCATCAGATAATCAACAATAACATCCGCATTGCTCTTAACAAAGTTACCGAATGTTGCGCATTCTGTTAGAATATTATCGCGATCTTCGATCCCTTCCAGTCTTACTACGTATCGGTAACCTGTAGATGCAAATGCATAGTCACCGAATGTAGCATTTGAGTTAACAACTGTTATCTGACCACCAGCATGCGCCCAGATACCAACACGCGACCAGTTAGTAAAGATCGAAACAAGCTGAACAAGAGCATTCTCAACAACAGCATAACCAATACCATTAGGGTTAACCGATGTATATGAATCGCAAACTACTGAGCGAAGAGGGGAGTCAGGGTCACAAACCGAGCCGTCAGCATATAAGCAGCCACCTGTCATAGGTACAAGCGGGTTACCATCGTCTCTATCGTTAGGAAGAGACATCTGCTGATATGTTAAGTTGTGTAGAACGGCGCAGTCGCCAATGTAAGGCGAACGTGTAATATACGCACCAGGTTTAAACGCGAACGCATATCCTTTCTGTGGTGGACCATAATCAAGTGATCCTTGATATGTCGCTAGCCAAGAAGCTTCGTGCCTTAGATTTGTAAATGTGAAGCCACGAACCTTAATACCGGAGTTGAGAAGGAACATGTTCTCTTCTTCGTAACCCTCGGCCATAGAGATTTTAGTTACGCGCGCATCATAGCCGTATAAGCAGCAGTTCTGTGGAATCTCAGTATTAGGCGATACTTCATATTCACCTGGATGCACGATAATAACGCAGGACTCGCCAGTAGCATTAGCTGCTAATAGAGCCGCTCCAATAGTCTGGAACGGCTTGTAAATTGACATACCTGTGTTAGCGGTCTGGTTAATATAAGTTGTAGCGTCAGTATCGTTACCATTCATGGTAACATAGAATGTACGTTCTACATGCTTTCTAGGTGTAAGCTGCTCTGCCAGTGCAGGTAGAAGTCCTGTATTAGCCCATGTGTTTGTTGCATCAACAAAATAATACCAGTCGTTATTGACTAGTACAGGATCGTTATATACAAGACCAATAGCGTTATTAGGAGCGGTTGTATTAGCTTGAAGTAGGGCTAGATTAGCAGCAATAGTGTCTACATGAGCGAGACCAGCTGCAGAAAGTGCTGTAATGGTTTCTTCAAGATTATTAACACGAGGAATATCGAGCGTTCCAACAATAATCTCGCCAAACTTGTCAATAGTAAACTGGCTGAGACCATTCTTCTTTAGGTCAAACAGCTTTGAGTTAATATCGGAGGCCAGATCGAATGTATTCATCTTAATAGAGGTATACTGAATCGATGAGTCGATCCACGTATCTCTCATATTGTAAATTTTAGTACTCACTCGTAACTTTCCTTTTAAAGCGCTTTATTCTTATTTATTATTTTCATCTTCGAACTTTGGACCAATTACATTAACTTTTAGAGGAGAATCTGACATAGCCAATAACATCATTTGACTCAAACTAGTCTGGAAATTGTCATTATTCTTTGCCATCTCATTTCTAAACGATTCAACAGCTGCTCCAGTTTGTCTTTGTTGCTGGCTATTTTCAATTAATAATACAGGCAGCCATGTCATAGCACAACTCCAGTTATCAATCGGCTCACCTGTATTCGGATTAGTACCTCTAAGCTGTGTAAACCACGAGCACTGTAGTTGAATACAATCCTTTTTAATAAGCGGGCAGTATGTACCAGGTTTTAATTCCATAATATAAATCCTTCATTAGTTTTTCTGTGCAAGAATAACATCCACATATGCTACGTTGAAGCTTAAAGTATGGCTATGAGCTTCACTACTACCTACTGTAGATGTATTAAATGCGTAAACACCATCATCGCCGTCTGATGAAAGTGATCTTGATGAGAATGCCCCAATGCTAGAAGTTGATACTGCACTGAATAGCCCGGCACTAAAGTCTGCGGATGAACCAGCAGCACCATCAAAGTGGCTGTGTGCCGGAATCTGTGCTTCGGTTAGTACATGACCGTCAGTTGAGAATTGTGTATTAAACGCTGCGGTAAAACCAGTTGAGCCACCGGATGATGCAGCGCCACTAACAACACGTAGGGCTTTATTGTCATGTGTGGTTATTTTTGTCCAACCTGTAGGCGCATTTGTTTGCGCAAACAGCATAACTGTACCTGGTGGAATTAAGTTCGAGAAGCTACCTGCATTAAGCGACCCAGACCATACAATATGGCCGTTTGAATGAGCTTTAAAGTTACCCCATTCAGTTGTACCAGCAGCATCTGTAACCTGAATATATGCTATACCACCTGATGTACCACGCGCCCTAAATGCACCGGTTGTACCTGTACCCGGTGTAGTAGCATCGACGTACCCGCCAGTACGGAAAAGGGAACTATTAATTAAGAAGACTACATCGTCGCGTAGTCTATAACCCTGGTTAGTACCTCCGCTAGCGGTTACGGTTAAGAAAGTACCGGTATTAGCATTTGTTGAGCCGATTGCGCCAGGGTTTTCCCATGTTCTGCTCTGTAAGGTGGAAGCATTGGTTGTTGAACCAGCAATGAACTGTGTATTTACAGAAATACCGCGCGAGTCAACAACTATACCGTCACCAGCTTTTAGACCGATTGTACCGTAAGATGTGATTGGCGCATTCTGACCAGGTGGTAGATTAGTAAATATAATACCAGCCGCGTTAGCTAGCTGGGTTACTGTACCTGTACCTGATGCTGTTGACCAATAAACCGAATCGCCATCCGAGGTTAGAACCTGACCTGCACCACCTGCTGAGCCATTAGCTACAAGTTTAAGAGCTGTACCGATCTCAAACGATGTACTGTTTACTGTAAAGTTAGTCCCGAGAGAGATTGCATTGCCGTAGAAGTTATTAGCGGTGAATGAACCAAACAGCACAGCATTTCTTGGAGATGCTACAGAACCTGTAATACCAGCTGTAGAATTAGCAGTTAATACATCAGTACCCATCACACCAATAATCTCATTGGTACGAAGTATCCATGTATTAAATGTATCTGTTAAAATATCAACATTGGCAATCTGTCTAGCCATAATTCTTTCCGCTTAAAATTTGCTGTAAAAGGTTTTTAATATCCGTTAAATCTTCACTCACATCCTTAAGTTGTGATTCCAACTCTTCTATTCTTTGCTTATCGTGTCTTCTTGCCACGATGGCTCTATAATAGCTATCCTCAGTATTTATGACAGCTTTAGACATCGGGTCTCTTTTAAACATTAAGCGGATACCCCGAGAACTTGAATCTGATCGATCTTTGGAACCTTGTATGTTGTATCAGCTAGGAATACAATCTTGATTTGCATAGAATCGAATGCATCAAATTCAGCTAGAGCAGAATTATAGTAACGTGAAACATTAGTGTTATTAACGTTGTTGAATGCTGCGTTAGGATACTTGAGCGTGTCAATCTTATAACCTGTACCAGCAACGTTAGTTGTTCTGATCTTATCGCCAATTACGATATGCGAATTATTAGCTTCCTTAACCACGGCAACCTGATAGTTGGTCAGTGGGAATAGAGGGTTGTAAATCTTGATCACATCGTTGTTAGCCACAAACGTAGTAATATTAGAGAAAGTGGCGTTGGCTGCTGCAATTGAGTTCGAATCCAGCGCTGTTGTGAATGTACCTGGAAGAGAGTTTGCTGATTCGCTAAACTGAGGTAGGCCTAGTTCGTATTCAATAAAGTCAGTTTCATCTTCTGTGGAAGAGAACTTAGCGCCGTTTTGTACAAACTCTAGAGGTGTCCAGGCTTTATCATCAAAAGCTTCTGGATCCTTTGAATTGTGTACGCGCGCATAGCAACGAATCTCTGTACCCTTTGGTCTATATGCAACCATAAACATACGCACATCTTCAGCAAACTTATCGTTCGAGAATTGAACCTTTGTACCAATATGCTTAGATAGTGCCAGCCCGTTTCCGGCGACTTCAGAGTCAACCACTACACCGTTAACAGAAGTGTCACAGGTGTTAGATACTCTATTCTCTATCGAGAAGAGATCAAGTCTCGACCCTTCTAGAAGCGGCGACATGTACAGCTCACCTGATCCGATTACTAGATAATCAGCTTCAATTTTTAGCGACTTCTTATCAATGAATAGATCAGAATTGCTGTACAGCGTGGCTAGCTGCACTTCGTTTGAGCGTGATAGAACATGTGAATCATAGCCAGTAATATTATAAGCCTGCTGGTTATTGATCTTAACTCTGTCGAGGTTTGCTTCACTGTAAATAAAGTCTGTTCCAACTTTACCTGTACCCTTAATAGCCGTTTCAACCAGACCATTAGCGGGCGATCTAATGCTTCCTCTTAGACGGACTCTATCCAATGTAATGTTATCTACCGAAACAATATTAGCGGTTGCGCCAGAATCAGCGCCGATAATAGTATTACCAGCACCAAAGTAGATAGTATTTGCTGTCGAATCGGAGAGGTAAATCTTATTACGTACTCTATCTTGAATATAAACCTTACCAACTACCGTATTAACAAAACTAGCTGCAGCGTTAGTAAACTCGACGAGGTCAGATACGGTTATAATAGTATTATTAACAATCTCGGTCACTCTAACAACCTGAGAAGCAGTTCCGCTTTGCAGTACTAGAAACTGATTTTCTACAAGCGTACTAAAGGTTGTTGTAGTGCCAACAATTGTGTTATTACCCTGAGTAACATCAATTGTACCAGCTTCAGGTGCTGTATTTTGCCATACATATTCACCACCGTAGAAGTTGCCAACCTGATCAGTTACAGTGAAGTATTCATAGTCTCTATTGACAAAGATCTTCTTATCTGATTGAGCAATGTACTTGGCGCAGCGTAGAGTAAACTTAATATCAGTATCGGATAGAGCATTATAAACGCCAGAGCTATTACGGGAGAACAACTTACCATCCTTGTTGGAGTTTACCCCAGGTGAAGGAATATTTGTACCCACTAGTCTATCACCGGTCTTATTAACCCAAAGTGTATAACCTGGATCTTCTAGCATTACAACAATACCGTAGAATCGTCCTGTAGCTAGTTTAAGCGGTTGATTAAAGCTGAAAGTTGTAGATGAAGACGCATCACCAAATGAATAGATACGCGAATAATCTTTGTAAGCTAGCGAGTAAGCAAATGTCTTTTGTAGGTTTGGCTGATCATTTTCAACTTCACAAATAGCAATAGCAACACCGGCATTAGGGTTGCCTGACGCGCTACCATCCTGGCTTGGCTTATTCTTAAAGAATAGATCAACAGATGTGAGCGTAACTTCGCTTGCGCCTTTAACGATATCGGGGTCAGCGTAGAAAGTCTGAACCATCGAGAAGTTAGGAGGTGTAAAGTAGAAGTTAGTTTCAGAGACATTCTTAGCAACTTCTACATACGAAATTGTCTGAGCAACTGTATTAGGATCAGGGGAAGGAGTCTTCTTAATAAGATAGTCAAACTCTTCGCGCGCATACTGAGGTAGACCAAGCTGCACAGTAGCAGATGATGTTCCATCTGTACTAATAATCTGTAATGTACGTACGCCGCCGATAAGAATCGAATAAGCAGCTGCCTGTTCAACAGCTGTAACAGCGGCTGCTCCTGCACGGAAATAGTATACAAACGCTAGCCCGCTCTGTGAAATAACACGCGGAGAAGGCGTTACGAGCCCTGCTCCGAGCTGCTTACCTTCTTGCTTGCAAAGGCTGGTAACATCAATACCATTAAGATATGCTCTATGTACAGTACCTGGCTTAAGTCCATAGACATTAAAGCTCAATGCCTGCTCTAAAGCAACGTACTTAGACCAATCAGCAGGGTATACCGGGAAACCACTATAATCCCCGAGGTACGGAAGCCCCTTAAGAGATTGTTGAAGACCTAGAGCCGAATAACCCATTTAAAAAACTTCCTTTAGACTAATTGATTGTAATTAGAAAGAACAAACCCACCGTAATTCAACAGATAGTTAGTTGTAGCGTTAGTCAGTGTTTCATTGACTGTTGTATCTGTTGGGTAGAATAACTTATATCCAAATGTACCAGCCTTAGCATTCTGTAGGAAGCCACCATGCTTCTTACCCTTGAATACACGGACCCTTACATAAATGCCGTTATCTGGATTATGTATCCAGAGTAACTTGAAGTGGTCTTCAATAAATGTACCCCATGCTGTACCTGATGGATACAACTTTCTTTCTTCCGAGCCAGGGTGTTCAATCTTTCTTCCGCCGTTCAGGCCGCTTAGACCCTTAGCGAAGATATCACCTGATGCGATTGGTATAGAGGTAGCGCTAGTCTGTGTGGTTGTCCATGGTCCATCCGGGGTACTAGATTGAGCAATTTCGAGACCAATATTGTTATCGCGAGCATTGATATAGAACTCTGCGGGGCCTGACTTAGTGCTGAATGTATAGAAGAAGTCTTCATAGACTGAACCATCATCAGCGCGGCTAGTATTTCTCTGCTCTTGTACGACAGATGTAATAATCTGTACTGTAGTAACAGCAGTATTAACAACTAGCGGTCCATCTGTAGCGCGTGTCTGCGTGATATATGGTACTTCAACGTATGGAAGAATACCACTATCTTCATCAGCTGTAGATAGACCAATGTTGACTTCCTTAATGAACGGTGATAGATAACCATCAACAATTGTAGCTGAATACGCTGGATTTGATACATCAGAGTAAGTATAGTTCTCGAAGCTATCAACGAAGAAGCCAAACTTAAAGCGATCAGCTCCATCTGCGCCCGGTAGAACTCTCTTCTGAGCCTGTAGCTCAGTCAATGTAAGCGCTGTATAGTATTCTAGTTCTGAGATACGTCTTTCAAGCTTACCGATATCCTTCATGGTATAACCACGAGGCTGGAGTGTAGCTCTTTCTGAATCTGTTATAGCGGTTGTAATTCTATAATCATTCAGTCTTCTTGTACCATACTTTTCGTTTGCGATCTTCGTATCGATGTACTCAACCATATCGGTTGAGAGCTGATATGGAAGCGAAGGATATGGTGGGATCTTTAGAACGTTAATGGACAGAGCGTTTTCTGGTGCCTGTGGTGGTTCTGTTGAGCCTGGTGTACCAGCAATAACACGGAACTGATTCGACTCATCGATAATGACTCTATCTGTTCTACCGACATAATAGCTTACTGTTGTCGATAGCTCTGAGTCAGGCGCTGGGAACTTCTTGTCTGTCGACATAAAGCGCGCGGCTGCAGTCTGCTCAGCTGGGTTTAGCGGTGCTAATGAAATGTCCGTCGAAGGAATAACTGTGCTATTCGATAGCGGTCTGAAGTCAAACTGATCGCGAAGATCGTAGTATGTACCTCTTGCACCATACACTTCAGGGATTTCAACAGTATTAATAGTAGTTGTTGCTGCAGAAAGGAGCGTAGCATCATTAATAGGATATGTACCAGAACCACCGGGGCCTTTCAGACCTTCAGCGCCTGGTGTAACCGAGAAGTGATCAAACTCAACTAGAAGCCAATCAGCGGTTGTTAGAGCGTCACTGCCTGGCTTGGTATACAGATAGGAAAGATCATAATAGTCTTCTGTCTGATTATGATCAATATAGAAGTTCTGTGTAATATCGGTTTCTGATGTACCGAATGTAGCGTTAGCGCCCTTGTAAACTTTCTTTAGACGGAAAGCATCGGGAACGCCTAGGCACCACGGTCCTGTAGCAGAGCCGGCATTGTTTGCGAGACAGAGTCGCACATAACGGGTTCTATTAACAGTCTTAGCGACTGGTGTTACACCTGATTCGCGAATATTATATGTCACTGCCACCTGTACCGGTGTGAACATTAGCGTACCGGTGCTAATAGTCAGCTGCTTAAGATCACCGGTTGTTGTAGCTCCACGTGCTGTACGCTCAAGCGGAATTGGAGCAAATGCTGGATATCCAATCTTATGAGTATCCGATACAATACTCACACCAGCATTAGCTGTTAGATAAAGTACAGTGTCGTTAGCAATTGATTGAACCTGCCCATAGACACCGGAATTAGTGAACTTGATATAATCACCCTCGCGATATTCTGAAACGAATAAAGTGCTCGAACCGGTGATTGTCTGCGATGTAGCAGAGCCGGATACCGTACCCGTCAGTACGCCGGCGGCTTCACCATTAGCAAGTGGTACAACGATTAAGTCTCTTAGTTGTGTAGAAGAGAGTTGAACGCTGTAAGGAAACTCTTGCGAGCCTCCAGAAGGTACAGAAATAACAATATTACCATCACTGCCTAGTGTAGCGGTATTAGATGTACGATAGATGTACGAGATTGACGATGCATTAATAACAGCTGGGTTACCTGCGTAGTAGATAAGCGATGAGTTAATATTATCCTTAATGACAGCAGTATTAGCTTCTAATACCGGGTCGCAGACAGCCTTAACCGCTCCATCGTAGAAGATAGAACGAACATCACCGAAGTTCTTTCCGGTGTTCATCTGAATGTCAAATAGATACAGTCTGTATACGCAGCTCGGCGTACCTGGAACACCCGAATCATATACGAGCGAACGAATTCGTGCATAGCCAAGTAGATTACCTAGCCCGGATGCCGATGGCGCAGTGAATGTTCTATTGGAAATGTAATCACCGGCTGTATCGTAAAGCGCCACTCTATCGCCTGTCTTAAACAGGAAGTAGCCGCCAACTTCATTTATCTTAACATAGTTACCGTAGTTGAGAGAAATGTTACCGTTATTAACTTGTAGGTTAGCTGTGCCCTTATCGACGGGTGCTTCGTAATTGAGTACTGTTTCGACGCGCGCCCCATTAAT